TAACTTAAGCGGTACGAACACAGGCGACCAAGACTTGAGTAGCTACTTGCAAAGCGTATCAGCTGGTGATTTAACAGACGGCAACTTTGACGGAGAAGCAATCTTAGGATTTGACGCTTCAATCGAAGATCAAACAGGAACCACTTATACATTGTTATCGAGTGATAACGGAAGAGTAGTAGTACTTGATAACGCTTCTGCTGTAACTGTCACAGTACCAAGTGGTTTAGGAGTTGGGTTTAATTGTAGCTTCGTACAAAAGGGAGCGGGTCAAGTATCGTTCAGTGCTTCAGGAACTACGATCAATAACAGGCAGTCTCACACAAAGATCAACGGTCAGTACGGAGTAGCTAGCATTGTTGCTTACGATACCGACACCTACATCTTAGCCGGAGACACCGCTTCTTAATAGATATGTTCGTACTTCCTACATTTGGATTAGGTGTTATCGCTAGTCCTACTGTACCACCGGGAACCTTTGATACAGCTACGCTGAACGGACAAACGAATCTGGATAACACAAACGTCCTTACCTTTACTGTTCAACCAAGTAGAGACATAGACGCTGGAGATTCAATCACACTTGCTGGATTAACAGGATCACAAACAGCAGACAATGGTTCCTTAACTTTAAGCGGGGCAGGAGCATCTGTATTTGGTAGTGCTGGTTCTTGGACACAGTCAACAGGTACGCTTGTACTTACAGTAGATACAGGTCAGACATTAAGCACAGGTTCAGATACTGTTATTACATTTAATCTCACCAACCCAGCTACCTTATCGAGTGGGGTAAGTGGTATTACTCTTGATGGTCCAGCCGGATTCACACAAGCAAGCATCAGCGGTACATTCTTGAGTGCGGTAGATATATTCAATGTAACCACACGAGATACAGAAGCGAACATCTTAGCAAGCACACTTTCACTATTAGCGGGACAAGCGGGTATAGCATTCGGTACGGACACAGGTTACTACTACATTTACGATGGTAGTGCTTGGTACATTTTTAATAACGATGCGACTGATCCTGTTATCATCACAGCTACCAATACGGAAGCTACTATATTAGCATCCACACCTACTGCTTATACTATCGAACAAGCAACTGATACGGATGATTTGTATGTCTACGACGGTAGTGCTTGGTACATCTTTAATAACGATTCTTAATAAACATGAGTACGATTACACCAACAACATCTTCAACTAGACCCACAGGAGTACAAGGTCGCATTGCATTTGAAACAGACACCAAAAACATAATTGTTTATGACGGTGCGAATTGGCGAGGGTATTTGTATGATACAAAGTTTGGATGGACAGGAAGTAGTGAGTATTCTTTAGATTTTGACGGTACGGATGATTACGTTGAAGTTCAGCACTCATCCTCGTTAAATATATCAGGAGCATTGACTATAAGTGCTTGGGTATATTTTGATGATTTAAGCGGGTTCCCAATGATCGTTAATAAACGAGCAAGCACTGGCCACGCATATCAATTTTACGCAACTAGTAATAAAATAGCATTTGGTAACGGCACCGTAGCCACCAGTACAACATCGTTATCCACTAATACTTGGTATCATGTTGCCGTTGTAGCTAATAGCGGTACAGCTACTTTTTACTTAAATGGGTCATCAGATGGTAGCGGATCGATAGCTTCAACTATGCCTACGAATACAGAAAATGTATGGCTAGGTGGTATGAGTTGGGCATCGAACTATTTAAACGGTAGGTTAGATGAAGTAGCTATTTTTAATACTGCTTTAAATTCTACTCAAATAGCAAGTATGATTAGTAGTAATGAACCTGCTGATTTGAGTTCTTTATCTCCTGTGTCGTGGTGGAGGATGGGTGATAATAACGGTGCTGGAACTGCCACAACTTTAGTAGACCAAGGAAGTGGAAATAATAACGCCACTATTGAAAACGGTGCATCAGGTAACACCTCCCCTAACTACATCTTAGGAACACCTAGCCACTCATAGTTATGAGAACATACTGTATTATAAATTCTTCGGAGGTATCTGGCGTAGACTTCGACCAAGTACTTCAAACTTCTGCCGATACACTTCGTTATTCTGTAGACGGTACGAAAACTTTCGTTAAATACGAAGGCGACCAGCCCTCTTTCCTTAGCGGTAAACAAGAGTACACGCACGAAGAGATACTATCGATCCTTAGCGGGGACGAGTGGACAAGTGACGACATTATTTAATAGCCATGCCAACAACAATACCAACAACCACATCTTCAACACGCCCCGGCTCACCGTCTGCGGGTGATGCTTACTTTGAAACAGACACGAAGAACTACATCATCTATGACGGTGCTAATTGGCGAGCGTATAATAGTGATAGTATCTCTGTCCCGCCAGTGGCGAATAGTTATAGTCTTTCTTTAGACGGCACAGATGACCACGCAGAAGTTACAGGTTCTAGTGAGATACAAATCAGTTATCCACTTACAATATCCGCTTGGATATATCCGACAGCTAATGCAAGCTCAAATAACATTAGAACAATTATAAGCTGGGGTTCAGCTGCAGAAGGACAAGGTCGGATTTTTGGGTTATTAGATAGTACTAATAATCTAGCGTTTTGGGCTTATCAATCTTCTTTGAACTCCACCACTACTTTGTCGTTAAATACTTGGTATCATGTTGCGGCTACCGTGGACACGGGTTCAACTAAACTCTACATAAACGGTAGTTTAGACACTACAGGATCGAATACTCTGAACAGTTTTACATACAGTAAGACCCATGTTGGTGAATTGTATTATTCACAGACGACTGCAGCTCGTCACTTTGCTGGTAATATCGATGAGTTAGCTTTGTTTAATAGTGTTCTTAGTGCCGATGAAATTACTCAACTTTATAACAACGGTAATCCTTTTGATTTAAACTCAGACGTAGGGAATTATACTTCTTCCGCTAATTTGAAGGCATGGTGGAGAATGGGAGACGGCACAGAAACTGGTAGTGGCACAACTATTTACGATATGTCCACTAACGATTCTAACTCTGACGATTTAACTCTAGTAAATCAAGCATCAATAGATAACTCCAACGCTGCTTAATATGAAATATGTCATCTTAAACAAATCTGAGTTAGGGAATGTTGATTTTAGTGAAGTCAAGGAGAGGTCAAGCGACACACTTAGCTACTCATTAGACGGTACTAAGACATTCGTTAAGTACGAAGGTACACAACCATTCTTTCTGCTCGGCAAGACGGAGTACACACACGAAGAGATACTTACGATCTTGAGTGGTCCTGAGTGGTCAAGCGACGAACCGTTCTAAGGTATGCACGAAACAGCCCAAGGGCTATATCATTCGTTGGAGAACCAGCGGTGGTCATTCTTAGACAGAGGACGTACATCTTCTGAGCTTACACTTCCTTATGTCTTACCACCAGACGGTCACAACTACGCTACTAAATACTACACACCGTACCAAGGTATCGGAGCTAGAGGAGTATTAAATCTAAGTAGTAAGCTATTGCTTGCACTGCTACCACCTAACGCTCCATTCTTTCGTCTTGTTATAGATCGTTATGAGTTAGACAAAGCAAAGGAAGACCTCGGTGTAGAAGGAGCAGAACAACTACGTACTGACTTAGAGAAAGCATTAGCAGATGTAGAACGTAGTGTATCACAGGAAGTAGAAGTACAGAACTTCAGGAACGGTATCTTCCAAGCACTCAAGAACTTGCTTGTTACTGGTAACTCTTTGTTATATCTCCCTGATGAGGGTGGTATGAGAGTGTTCAAGCTGGATCGTTATGTAGTGAAGAGGGACCCAATGGGTAACGTTACACACATAGCTATTAAAGAAACAGTAGCTCCTATGATGCTTCCTGAATCCGTAAGAGAGGAAGTATATCGTCAAGAGAAAGAGAACAGTTGTGATTTATACACAGCAGTAGTTAGAGAAGATGACCACTTCAATGTTTACCAAGACGTCAAGGGTATGCTCATCGAAGAAAGTGTGGGTAAGTATCCGATTGAAAAGTCCCCGTGGCTCCCATTACGTTACACCCAGATTGATGGAGAGGACTACGGCAGAGGATTTGTTGAGGAGTACCTCGGTGACCTCAAGTCGTTGGAAGCACTTACAAAAGCGATTGTCGAAGGTAGTGCAGCAGCTGCGAAGGTATTGTTCATGGTCAACCCGAACGGTACAACAAGATCAAGAACTTTAGCAGAAGCACCCAACGGTGCAATCGTACAAGGTAGTGAAGCAGATGTATCGGTATTACAACTTAATAAGTTCAATGACTTCCGTACTGCTCAAGCTACTATGGCTGGTATAACAG